GTGATCGGCGATTTACCTTTTGCTGTATCAGTTCTGAAACGTGTTAATTACTATCGGTTTACAGGTTATCTCCTGCCATATCGAACACAGGGAGATGCATACTTACCTGGAACGAATTTTGAAAATGTGTACCGGATTTATGAATTCGATGCGGAATTGAGAAATCGGTTACTTTGGATTCTAGAAAAAGTCGAAGTAGCGATGAGGGTAAACGTCAGTTACTATCTAGGCCACACTGTTTCTCCATTGGCGCATCGATATCGAGGCAATTTCCAAAACATAAAATCCTATCTAGAATTCCGCAAGAAAATGAAGCACAGCCTTAAACATCGAAACAAGAAGGATGCTATTGTTACTCACCACTTTGCGAAGTACAAAGGACGTTTCCCAATCTGGGTAACTGTTGAGTTTATGAGTTTCGATCAGCTTTCGTTCTTCTACAGTAATTTGCTTTCTGAATACCAAAGTGAAATAGCCAACCAAAAGGGCATATCGTCCCCGTTTCTTCGTTCGTGGCTAAGAACCTTAGTTTATCTCAGAAACGCATGTGCGCATTCCGCCAGAATATATGGCAAATATCTCACCTTTAGTCCAAGGATGCCGAACTCATGGCTAGTGAAGTATGGAGACAAGCACCTATATACCGCATTATATGTGTGCGCTCGGTTATGTTTATCCCGAACCGACTGGGAGCGGTTTCTTCAATCATTGACAGGCACAATTGAGGCATATGAGGAATACGTGGATATATCCCTTATGGGATTCCCGGATAATTGGTACGAAGAACTTCGATCTGTTCAAAGAAACCATTCTACGGAGCCCTAACCTCGATGTGAATACATCGATATGACTAGGTGATTTTCCAGATAAAAAATCAGCCCCCACCACAAGGTGAGGGCCTTCTTGCGCAGCTAGTTTCGTTTCGACGGAATGGTAATCGCTGCTTTCCTAGTATGTCCACAATGCACTCTGAGTCTGCGTTGTCGTGATCGGATTAAACTGATTCCTCACCGTCAACATCAGAAGTACGCGCAATCAGGAACCCAATACCCCCAAGCATCAAGAGAATAACGACAAACCCAGCACCCATGATGGTTGCCTCCCTGCAGTTAGAGAATAAGTGCCCACCGACAGCCCCACCTTCGCTGGCGGCATTGATAGCCCCAAGTTGCTATCTTATCCGTGTACAAGCTTACCCAATGGGTATTAAAAACATGTTGCAGGTGTGTGGCATTGTGTTAACGAAACTTTGTTTTTTCGTGGAATGCCCACCGTTATGCAGATTGTGTAGTCGCCGCAGGGTCAACCGCAGGATCCGGTGTAAATGATGCCTTAAACATCGGCGTCAATTTCGCCGTGTCAATCGCCTGCTGAGCCTCCGTGAACACCGCTTGAATCTGCTTGTCCGCCATGTTGATACCAATCCCCGACAGCGCCAACTTGAGAGTAACCTCGGCCTTGAGTTTCTCCGCGTCGGTCAGCGCATCATAAACCTTTCCAATCGCCAACAGGACCGTCTTAGCCTCGCTGACTGCGGTCGTCTGCGTAAGCTTATCAAGGACATGGTGCGCTTCGACCTTGCCCTTGGCCGCGAGACCAGCAAAAAGCGGAGACGTGACGATGTGCTCCACAAACTTTGCGGCGTCATCAACGACAGTGACAACCTTGCTCGGGATGGCCTTAATGAGACCTGGATTATCCTTCTCAACCTTGCGCCACAATTTGACTCCACCGCCGAGTACTGCTATGACAACACCCGCGCCAGTTACTACAGTTGTCCAATCGGTTCCCGTAAAAATCATTGGAATCTCTCCTTAGTTTTTCTAGTAAATTGACAGTAATGGTGGAGACAGGTCTAGTTTCAAACCCAAGTTGTTGTCTTTGAAGAACCTCAAACCAAACAAACCATCTGATGGGTTCTCAATGCTCTCCTGTGGCCATTCTTCGTCTACTACGCACGGTTGCTTTGGATATACTTTTTCACCGACAACCAAGTCAATCTGGCTATAGTGAGCCTTGTGCGTCCCCGCCCCGTACCGTTGGGTGCAACTCCCGAGGTTTGGAAGGTTCAAATCATCTGCAATGTGGGCAGCGATAACAAGCTCCCATGCCCCGCTATCCATCTGATAATGTCCGAAAGTCTTTCCACCTGTCGTTGTTGGCTGGAAGAAGAACGCATAGTTGAGAATGTCGCCCTCGAACACCGCGAGTGGAACGAGATCCGATGTTGCCGGCGCGGTGGATAGCGTCTGCTCCGTGCCATCTCCAAGCGTGACCGTGACGGCCTTTACTGCTGTCAGAGGTACATGGCTAGGTGCAGGTTGTGGAGCTGGTGTAGGCTTCAGTACCGGTGTCGGGTCAGGTGGCTTCGGAGCAGGAACAGGTGCCTCTAATGCTCCCCATGTCTGTGGTCCCACCACCCCATCGACAGCCAGATGGTTGGCACCCTGAAACGTTTGGACTGCAGTTTGTGTAGCTGGGCCGAAATCACCGTCTACCTTGAGCTTGGCACCGTGAGTGTTGAGCAGCGTTTGAAGTTTCCTGACCTCTACCCCTGTCGCGCCGCGTTGGATTGTTGGATCCGCCATTTGCACCACTCCTCCCGGCCATAAGCCGAAGTCTGTATAGATGTCGTCGAGATCGACGTTGATGCCACAAACACTCACGCCGTTTTGATGCTGGTATGCCGCGCTACCTGGTGCAACGTTGCCACCCGACCATGCGTAAGTCTGCCAGGTGTAGTCGACTTCACCGCCAAGCGCTGTGACGACTGTGTAACTGCCATAGAGGCCGACCTTGTACGCACCTGCGACCGCTTGCTTGACGCCGTTCAGGTACGCGTGAATGAATGCAATGTCGCCCGGTTGTGCGTCGAAGTCCGCGGTGAAGCAGATACCAGACCCACGCGGCTGACCGAGCGCTTTGGCCGCTATCACTGCCACCTTGCCATCTGCATGACCTTGAGCGACCGTAAAGTAGCTCGCGTACGTCGGATTGGTCTCGTAGATGCTCCCGATTACAAGCCCCGCGTCGGTGATGGCCCTGACCTCGGCGACACTCATCGCAAACGCACCAGTCAGGTAACGAAAAACGGCACCGATGCCGGAGGCTTTGAGTGCCTTGGCGGTCGATGCCGTGAGTGTGGTGGCACAGTCTATGGCTTTTAGGGTCATGGCGTCGCCTCCTCTGCTTTAACTTCCGTTTCGGTCTGCGCCACTGTCTCGCCCGGTTGTGGTATCGGATTCGCGCCGTCTCTGGCCACGCGTTGTATCAGCCATGATGGCATTGTGAGCGAATGTATGCCGGTCCCGCTGTTACCATCCGCGTGGTCAACACCTGTGTGGTGGGCTTGACAGAGTGCCATACAGCAACGCACATCCTCTGTGCTGGTCAGCGGTTGGTGCTTTAACAAACGCCCGTAACCATAGATGTCGAAGGTCTCCGCAACCTCTTTCGCCTTGTCGAGGTCAGCGATGTCAGAGAACATATATTCCGCAACAAAGTGGTGAATTTGAATGTCCTTCGTCGTACCACATATCCAACACTTGTAATGACCATCTGCACGTAAACGCTTCTTTGTTGCACGGAACACCGCAGATTCTGTACGGTTTGCGTGATCAGGGTCAACAACAACGTCGTGTATCGTACGAGACTCGATGTGGATGTCAGTCATCTTCTCACCTCATTTATGGAATAGCGCAATCGCCGCAATCACGATACTGCAACCGCCAAACAGCCATCCTCCCCATTCGCGGAAAGACTTGTTTGCTGATATTCGACCGATTTTGCGTTGCTCGATGTTGTTTAGTCGCATATCCATGCCCTCAAACTTTTCCCACAATCCGTTGTACCGTTTGATCGTGTTCCGCGTCTCCGACAAGTCCGCCTTAAGGCCTTGGATCATCTCGAACATGTCCTTATCGCTATACCACTCTCCCACCAGCTCACCCCTCACTCGTGTAGTTGATAGCTCCGCAACGCCAGCCAGCAATCCGCGGGAGACGGAGGCGGCCATTCCGGGATGTCATGGACCCCGGCGCGGGATACGATGGACTCTACCAGCGTCGAGCAGTACGGCCACAGCTTGTCCACCCACTCGATAAACCAGCGCGGCATGTGTAGACGACCACCCGACAGGTCCCGTAGCCCTTGGTCGATGATGCCAACCCATCCGTACAGTCGACCGACACGACCACGGCCCCACTGGAGCGCGCGAGCAAGCTGCCCAGCATCGGGATACGGCGGCCGGCAGACGACAAAGGGACGCCCATCGAAAATTGAATTAATCGCGGTGTCCCAGAAGTCGGCCTCGAGCTTGTCGGCAGAGTTGAGAGCCACTGCGACGTGATACGGCCACGGCCCATTGGAGTGTTCTTCGAGCTTCTCGCCGAGTTGGATTAGACGTTCGAGATCACCGGCTTGGAAGTAGAACAATACATCACCAGGCCTGCAAGTGACGGCGGACATAACTTCACCTCCTATGGGCATAAAAAATAGCCCCGAAGGGCCGGTCGTGTGGAGCGGAGCGGTTTAGTAACTCGCCACCGTCCACTGAATTGCATTCACCGCGTTTGTCGTTGTCGCGGACATGGCCTGTCCGATTAGTGACCGTAGCTGAGTTGTCTGTGCCATCTCGAATTTCCCGGCGTCGGAAACCAACTGTGTAAACTGCACTTGCGTGAGTGGCACAGGACTACCGTGGATATCTGCGTACTCGACAGGCCACACCGTGATTCCGAGAGCACTTTGTGTAGCTATTTTGTTCATGTTGGACTGGTCACTGTGATCGTAGTTGGTCGGTGTGTACCCATACGTGCGACTTGTACCGTCTGCCGAAGATACAAAGCCCCCAACTAGCGTTTGCGTGAACATATCCCGCAACTGTGCGACTTTGGATGTTTGAACGTCTGCCAACGTCGCGCCAATTCGATTCGCTGTATCCCACGCAACCACAGGAGGTATCTGCGTGATGTCAACGTGATACGGGTACGCTCCGAAGTTTTGTGCGTCTTGCCCGAATGTGAGTTGTAGGACGCCGACTGCGCTCTGCTGATATGGTTGTAATGTTGAATACAGTGCGAAGTCTTGCGCCTCCGTAGTTTCGACTACGTCACCTTGGCGTTCACCTGTGTCGGTGATGACGTTTCCTGTGGACAATTCGTAGTAAATCTTCCTGCCTATCTGCATTATGCCCATGCCTCCCACAGTAGCGCGTAATTAGAAGTTGCCCCTCTGATACTAAATGCCCCATTGTAAACCCAAGACGTATCTACGGCTCCCTGTGCGCTCTCATTAACTGCAATTTCCACACGAGTCGGGTCAGCAAAAATTTGTTGTCCTGCTTGTAGTAGATTTGCATACGCCCCGAGTCGAAACAGACTACCTGCGTTTAAGCCAAAAATGACTACTGTTTTAGGAGTAAATGACAGCCCCGATACCGTAACCCAACCATAGTAATCGGATGTCGCAGAACCGCTCGCGTAGTTCCTCGCCTGTGCGCTCCCTGCAACATTGAATATACTTTTGCCACTCAATATGTTAGCCGCAACAAGGTCCGAATCCCCCACAACATACCCCGTACCATCGTGATACCCCAGCGCAATCGCTTGTTGTACCGTACTTGGTGTAATTATTTTCTGACCGTTGTTGGGCATCGTTCCTGATTGTGCTCTGCCGCCCACGCTGGTGAATGTATATGGAGCGAGTACATCAGCGGCTGTTGCATTACCGGACGCGGATAGGCCGCCACTACCCGACGCTATAAAAGCCGGTGTTCCACCACCAACATAAGTAAAAATTCGCGGTACTCCCGCGACCAAGTCTCCTGACCCCACAGATGTTCCATCTGCATTTTTGACAGCAACAGCACTGATCCCATTTAGATTTAACGTAGTCGCGCCAGTCGTCGTGTTTGCTACTTTGATGCGCACAGAATACCCATCGGTATATGATGCCGGTGCTGGCGAAACAGTAGCCACAATTGTGTTTGCGCTTCCGCTGGTATCTGTGGCATATGGAATCCCTCCGTCTGCCATGGCGTCGTCGTACTGTGTCTCAAGGTTGTTGAGGTTCGCGGCACTAATACCAGGCGCGCCACCAGCTACCCATGTCGTCTTTGTGTATGCCATCTACTCATCACCTCCCGAATATGTCGTCCCTAGTCACTTGGATGGACTCAAGGTTGGTTTTTTGCCGACTGTAAAGCCACCGCGCGACAAGTGTACCGCTACCTGGCGTATCGGTTGCGACACCCGCAAACGCGCCGATCTCTTGGATCTCGAAGTCGTTGCACTCATAGGGCGCGATATAGCAGATAACCTGTTCATCGCCCGTGCCATTGTCAATGTGTTGAGTGACGGCTTTTCGAAATTTCTCGTTGACCAAACCCACATCGGAGGGAGACGGCGCTGTCGTGCCATCTCCAAGTGCAATGTAAGTGACGTTAAGCGCCTGAGAGATTAGATCCAATCCGCCATCCGTTATCAAATCCGTCGCCTCCTTAACAAGGTATCAGGGTGTCGCTCGGGTACAGCGTGGTAGATGGTAATGGGCACGCGAACAAAGTCGCCCCGGTAGTCTCTGTCCAAATCCATATCTCACTGATAGGTGCAAGCACAGACAATGTCTGTTGCTCTCCAACATTCACCTTGTCCACCCAGACTGTGGGCCGGGCGAGACCTTTGGACAACGACTTCCACGCACTCTGAACCGGCGACTCTACGGCCGTCACGTCATACCACAAGATGGTGCCGTCGTCCGATGTGTCAACCTCTTGAATCAGCATCTGCACGCCGTCCAGGCCATGTTGCGGAAAGGTTGCTGTCTGGACCATTCCGGAGCGTAGACCTGCGCTCCTTGTGCGATATTTAAGGGTTCGTCCAACGGTGGCGTACTGTTTGAGTAGAGCAGCCGCAGTTTGGAATCCCGATTGCGAATCGGCAGTGTTTGGTTGGTCTTGGATGTCATCCACATACCCCGTGCCACCGCCCTCAACCGTTTTCCGGTCCGCAATCGCTCCAGGGTCTTCCGATAGCACAATGACGTTGTATTGCCCCTGGTACGTCACGCTTAAAACGCTCCCCTTAGCCAAGGGCGTAGCACTAGCATCTTGCGTTATCGTGTTATCCCCTTTTGACCAGTAGAAGTCTTTGCCGCTATCAACACCCTTGATTCCTACCGTTTTGGAGACACCATCTACTGTAATCGTCGGGACCTTTGCAAGCGGATAGCCCATGGACCAAGAGGTGGTCTGCGCATCACCCGTTCGTGACTCCGTTTGTGGATCTGTGGTATTGATGCCGCCCCGAATATACTGCCTGTTGCGATACTGGTCATTTCCGTGCTTGACCGAAACCGAACCATACCGCGCAATCGAGTTATCTGCATCAAATGGTGCCGGCTTCGAAAATTGCTCATGAAATTCTGCTGTCTTATCCGGCAAGATGCCCCACACAAAGTTGGCCATTTGTGCAAGCTCGTCGAAAGCGTCACTGAGGTATGCATAGTTAATGATTGTGGAGTGAATGGAGGGCGCGGATTCAACGAGACCGGGCGTGATACCTTCGTCAGACAGATACTTTGTGATGAGGTCGTCGAAAATAACGTCCGCTGCAGTATCGATGTATGACTCCGCTGCAACCCGCTTGGTGGCGTAATACTTGTAATCGACGCAGTTGACGTCATGAAAAAGCCCGCTTGAGAGGTTCGATATGTGGCTCTCGGTCGCGTCATTCACGACTCCACCGTACACCGCCGCACCATCGGTGATCTGAACCGCCATCCCCTTTCGGTAGTGAGACGATCCTGCAATGTCTGTGACGGTGAATGAGCAAGTCGCGCGCTGGTCAACTACATCCGTGATACGCAAGGTTCCTGCACGAATTTGAACAGGTGACCCGTTTATTTGGATAACCATGACGTCACACCCTTACCACGTTGATACGCTGGCGCTGCAGACTCGGGGTTCCGTCAATTTCCGCGTACCATTCATATGTGAAACTGCCTACGGTATCCGCAATCCAGTCAAGAAAGTATTTACCGACATCCTGCCTATTCGAAGCATCAATCGGATATTCATTTAATTTCTTATATTGCACGTCATAAATGATGACCTCGATTAAATCGGGATCGATTGGGCTTCCATCCCAGTCAAAAAATGTTCCCTGAAGCCTGACGGTGTTACCCTGCTGATACTGCATCAACCGCCACCTCAACTTTCCGCGCACCGTCTGTCGAATCGATGACCCGATCCGAACTTTGACCTGTCAGCTCTCGAATCATCCCTCCCGCGTCTACGCGTCTTTCCGTTTCGGCCGCTGCAACCACACGCTGGTCTTCTGCTGTGGCAACGAGACGGGAGGAGTCTACGCCGTCAGTGGTGAACTGAGCGCTGGGCAAAATATTGATTGAGCGTGAGACCAATGCGGAGGCATTCCGCACATCGTCCCACACTTTTGCATACAGCGTGCCGATTCCGCAGGCAACATCATTGAATTGAACCACACCGTCATAGGCGTCCCCGTTCAGCGTGAATAGATAATCGTAACGTGCCCCTGACGTATCAATAAAATATATCTCCTGGCCAGAGAGCGCTTCTGATGCCTGGACAACAATATCCGTGTCCACTTGAGGTATGGTATAGCTCGGGGCAGTAATCGAAATATCTGGTGGTGTGGTGTCCAATATGAGCTCGAAACTGCTACTGCTCATAGCCCTCCCACTCTCCGGCGGCGTTCATGCCATATACGTTAATCTGATAGGTGCCGTCGTTACTGGCTATCTCCGCGTAGTCCACCTCGAACGTCTCGACTGTCCCAGCTGGCAGTAAGTAGGATCTCGGATAAAGAGTCGAAGACGGATAGAGCGAAGAACTTGGGTAGACATTCCCGGAGCCCGCAACCTTGGTGCCAGTACTATGCGACGTGCCGAGCGCTTGCGCTGTGTAGTCGTGCAAGTCCTGATTCGCCGAAAAAGTGACTACACAAGCATTCTTCCCGGATTGATTGCTGATTTTGGTTGCGCTGGCAGACTGTATCGTCGTGACGGGAGCAGTCATACGTTACACGCTCCAGTTTCCCGCATTGTCCTCGACAAACACTTTGATGATTTTCGTTCCGTCACCTGCACTTGCAGCTTGCAGGTCAGATCCATTGACTTGGCAGTTAATAACCGTCGATGCGGTTCCTGCGCCACCAGACATATTGGTGCTACTATTCGCCGTTCCAATCGTGGTCCCGGTCGTGTGGTCTGCGCCGCTTGATGCCACTACCTTTACGATGTACTGCTGATAGTCGGAATCACTGGTGAACGAGAACGACGCGACGTTCTTCCCCGACACCATAGAGACTTTGGACACGTCCGGACCTGTGATTGTGATGGTAGGTTTGGTCGTGTCGAGCGTGATTTGATCACTCGCCTGGGCTGAGACATTATAGACATCGTCTCGCAGTTTAAGGTAAACCGTCTTCGTCCCGTCTCCTGTGCTGAGCTGCAGCTGTTTACTCGTGGCATATGTGATCCACAGCGCGCTTGCCTCGTCCGTTGCTGTTGCCGAACTACCCACGATCCCATTCGCCTTGGCCCAGGCTAAGTCGAGGTCTCCCCAGAATTGCATCTGATAACTGGTCGTCGTTGCGTCACCGGTAGACACCGTGGCGGTCACAAGTACCGCCGTCGCGTACTGATTACCACTCTGTAAAGCGACAGACGGATTCGACGGCCCCGTCGTGTCCAGGGTCAGGTCAAAGTAGTTCAATTCCTCTCGCCTCCCTTCTAGAGTTTGTTACCCGTGCGTAGTCTCAGTTCATCGACCATGTGTGGAGCTGTTCCTCGTGCAATCTCACGGCCATCAAGATATACGATAATGGGGCGCGTACTACCGCTGGAACCGCCGCCAGAAAAAGAGGTGTTCAAGGGAGATAGAGAACCTATCCCACCGATAGACGGCGCGCCAATCACGCCAGACAGCGCCGTGCGCAGTTTCGGCGTACCTGACTGAACGCCCTGGACGAGCATGTTCATAAGGTTAGGCATCCACTGATCCGCATCGCTACCAGGTCCCTCTTTTGCTGGAGAATGAAAGCCCAAGAAATTCCCGATGGCCGACGCGACGTTCGAAACAGCACTTTTGACGCGTCCAATCATGCTCTCGATACCATTCACCACATTACCAACTAGGTTTGCACCCCATTGGAACGCCTCTCCTGCAAGACCAGCGAAAAACTGACTGATATCCTTGAATGGCGTTTCGACAATACCCACGACTGTGCTAATGATGGACTTGATACCAGACACGAGTGCGTTCCAAGCATTTGTCGCGTCCGATGTGATAGTTGACCAATTCTTGACGAGAAATAGTACTAGCAAACCAATTGGGCCGGTTAAAGCGGCGAGAATGTCTAGCCCATACTTTTTGAAGAACCCTTCAATCGCATCCCACGCTTTGGTTATGCCACCCGTGATGTCCTTCCATGTCTTGGTGAAGAATGTTGCAATCCCGTTCCAGGTCTTTGTCGTCTCAGCTGTGAACCACGACCACAACCCGGCGAAGAATTTCTTTACCTGCCCCCAGTGATTGACAAGCTCCACACCTGCCGCAACAAGTGCGACGATGGCAATGATAACAATAGTGATGGGGTTCATGGACATGACGGCATTGAGCGCAAACCAGGCGGCTGTCGCAAAGCCGAGCGCGGTGACGATGTCCATGATGACGGGGTGTGTTTTGCCGAGCCAGGTAAACATCTTGATCACAGCGTCAACGAACTCTACGAGGTTCTTAGCAGCTCCGAACACAAGGGACACCAACGTCTTTATCAAGGGATTTGTGGTCATGAGTTGGTTGATCCATTTTGCGAGGTCACTAACCGTTTTGACCATCACAAGTCCAAGCGGTGCCATGTTTTTGAGCAGAGTACCAACAAGGTGTGCTAGGTTGCCGATGAGGTCCAGCACGGCTTTCCCGCTGGCCGCTGAATATTTCAAGAAGTCCTCGAATCCTTTTGTTCCTTTGAGACTCGCGGCCCAATCGCGGAAGTTGGCCGTCATTTTTGCGAGGCTAGCCGCCATACTCTGACCTGTCGGGCCAAACGCGACCATCAGATTTAAGATACCACCGATGACGTTGCCGAAGGTGTCGCCGAGGGAGACAAGATCAGGGCCAGCTGTTTTGGCAAGGAAGTTGAAGAAGTCCTTCGCCTGCGAACCACCGAGGCCTTTCGTAAACTGAGACATCAGCGTTTGAAACGCACCAGCTGCGGCTGTGATGGTCGGTTTCATATCCGTCATCAGTGTCTCAACGTCATGAAGTCCCTGAGAAAACAAGCTGAGCACCGGTGTCTGAAACGAAGCGGCAAAGCTATCCCAGAAAGACTTGAACGACTGCAACGATTTCACCGCTTGCAACTGCGCCCCGTTCAACCCGACAAGTGCCTGCTGTTCTTTGACTAGAGCGGCCTGTCGTTGTTTGTCGGTAACCGCAGCATTGTAAGCGTCCTGAGCCTTCGTCAAGTTAGATGACGCTGTGAAAATACCCTTGAGGTTAGAGACTGCCACCGCGCCGAATGCGACCGCGCCTGCACCGGCTGCCGTGAACGCTGAGGCAAGTCCCATGACTGCTGTCGTTGCTGCCGCGCCAACTGGTGCAATCGCCGGTATCGCGCCAGCAATGATGCCTGCGAGCGGTCCAGTACCACCGCCTGCCGTCGCTGCACCCGCGGCACCTGCACCACCTCCGATGCCACCGCCGGTTGTGCGCAAGTGCGTTACTTTCTCGTCCGGGATTGTATCTAATAATGATTTGAAGTCCTCAATCTTAACCTCTGCAACGCCGTCCTTGACTTGGATGTTGATGTTGGGATCGGCTGTCGCAAACACTGATTTCAACGTCTCTGTAAACGACAGACCTTTACCTTCTGCCTCGGTCAGCTTGCGGTCAAAGTCAGAGATATTGAGTGCGAGAGATACCATCAATTCACCTACGTTCATCTGGCACTCTCACTCCTTTCGCTTTAGCCACCGCGCGTGCTTTTTCCAATCTTTCGTCAATGTCACGTTGCCGTTCTGGTGGGTCACCTATCATGTCTTTGATCTCTGCCTTACCGCCTTGCGAGCGATTAAACACAACACCCAAAAAGGCCGCTCTGCGAGTGGCCTTGTAATCGTCTATGGAGCGCTGGTACACCAACTCGTCCACCATGTCGATGAGCTCGAGGTGATATTGCGCACGTACCACCTCGGGCGTCCAGCCGAATTCACGCGCGATTAGGACGCTGACTTCTGCGCTAATCCTGCCTGCACCAATTTCAACGCAGGACCTGATACCCGTTTCAGTCCGGTAAAATTTACGTCGATGAATGCCTCCACTAACGCTTCCAACTCGCTTGGATAAGCATTCTTGACATCGTCCGACGTAATACCAGGTGCAATCAGTTCAAACGCACCATAGAGACCACTCACAACAGACGACTTGAGTTTGTCCACGAACTGCTCATCGGTGGTATCCTTCTCGCGCGCTGTATCGATGTTCGTTTTGACGATCTTCGCGAACATGTCTTCCAACTCACCGACGCGTTTCTCCGTCACGGTGAAATCCTTGTCGCCAACTTTTACAACCTGACTCCTTGGCAATATTAGCCCTCCCTGTAATACAGCGTCCCGTCGCCTTCAAAATTGAGCGTGTCTTTGACGACGGCTTTGGTCTGTACGTCGATGGAATCTTTTTTCAACTGCGCGTACCCTTCATAGCGGTTTTTGTTTGCAGTGTCGTCGGTATAAAGCACAAGGATGACTTCTTCACCGTTGGACATGAAATCGGCAGTATCTGTGTCCGTCCAGTAGGCGTCCGCAGAGCCACTAAACCCTTTGAGACCAGCGACAAACTCCTTGTAGCCACCACTGGAGAAAGTTGTGACCTCTTCCATAGCAACGTCCATATCGAGTTTCCACCCGAACATGCCGCCAACTTGAGCGACCGCGAGCGCCGTACCGGATACCGTCACCGTGTCTGTGCTGGCGCGAGCCGTTGCGAACACCACGAAACCGCTGAGGTACTCAATGGTGAATCCGGTGGTCACGATGACACCGTTAACTTTGACCGTTACGGCCTGAGACTTGTCCCAGTATCGGTCAGCCACCGTTGTGACCTGGTAGCGCGTATATGGCGTGATGCCGGTCCCCGCGACCGCTGTGGTTGCCGCATCAACGAACGCCATCCCCACCGCTGTCGTTTGTCGGTACACTGCCGCCACTGACCCCGATATCGCCATCTGGTTTCACCTCCTGGAACGTGCGTGGATGTTGCTTGCGGATCGTGTCGGCCTCGTCATCCGTAAACTCGATGACGTCACCCTTTGTCGCGACAAAGCGAAGGCGCGGGTCCTTGTACTCACCCGCGCCTGTGTATTGAAGATTACGCATGCTTGCCACCTCCGAATTACGCGAACGTGAGTACCCCAGTCCCTTGGAATGTGTACGCGATGGTGACGATACCTTTCACTTGCGTGTCGATGGACGCCTTAGTAACGAGGATGCTACCCGTGTATTTGTGCGTACCGTCCACGTCGAGTTCCACCGCCATGGATGTGCCTGCAAACATGTTGCTCTGGATGACCGCCTGTCCCTCAGTGTCATTGGCCACGTCCCAGTTCGCGTCAAAGGATCCTGTCCAATCTTTCAGTCCTGCGATAAACTCTTTCCATCCACCGCTACTGAAATTTGTGGTCTCTAGTGCAGCCGCATCGATATCCAGCTTCCACTGATTGACCTCACCGACCACTGCCGGTGCTGCTCCGACTTTCACATTTCCGCCTACGCCTGATAATGACATCTACGCAGCCTCCTTACTTACTTTGGTTGAGATAACACATATCGCAATCGCAAAACACCGTGCCTGGTAATACCGTCCGGATCGGGTATCACGTGCTCCATGTCCACCATCAAAAGTGCGCACGTCCAAGCGGACACCACGAGTGGTGTCGTCATCGCCTGCAGAATCAGCGCGTGAATGCTTTTGACCTCGCTGTATCCCTTGTACTGGCTCCAGGTGTGCAGCGTTGTTGTCACCTGCTGACCAACCGTCGTAAACGTGTCATCACCCGTCGCGGTATCTTGACCAAGCGTCACGTATGGATAGGCTTGTCCTTCCGGCACAAAGTCGAATACGCCAGTCACCTTCGCTGATAGATTGGCATCGGCTGATAGCCTCTCGTAGAGTGCCACCTGAAACGCGCCAAGCGAGGAATTCACCGTGACATCACATCCTTCAAACGACGTTTGAATTTCGGCAGCTCAGCTTCAAACGCTGGGTGCAAAAACGGTTGCGCTGGATTGCCGGACGTTCGATGCCAGTGGCCGTTGCCGTCTTTGTAGGCCCACGGTGTTTTGCGACCGTCGCCATTCGCGGCATACTTACCAGTTCCAAACTCGACATAAATCGCGTAATTAACTTTTGTTCCGATGTCGAAGGAAAGTCCATCTTCGCCGACGAATGTCTGTATAGAGGCGCGGAGTCTACCCGTATCGACAGGCGTCAATTGTTTCGCCCCCGACTCAATCATTAGTGCAGACTCGTTGATGACATCTTTGAGCTCCGACACCTTCGCATCACGGTATTTTCTCAACTCCGCTGCAATGTTGCCTCGGAAGTCCAACCTTAGTTGCACACAAAAACACCCCCATAGGAGATGACTACATGCTACGTGTTTCCCTCAGCGACACCCTGCACTTGTACATGCTCGACTACGGTAAAATCACGTGGGAAGAGTATGCAGAGTGGGTGCCCCAAGAACATCGGCCGCCTGAGTACGCGACTTTAGCACTCTGGCTCCGCAATCAAGGCAAAGTCACCGCGCGCGAGGATGCCGAGGACAAGCTACGTCAACCACCCGACTAATTCGCTGCGGCTGGCCATTCGTCGCAGGATAGCGCCAGGAACCGATGTTGCTCTCCGTTGTCTATCACTCCGTTGATACGCAGCTTTCGCCCCTCATAAGACAAGCGCATTGATGCGTCCACGTCATTGCGATACCGGATCGTCACATCATACGTGATAGTCGGCGTCAACTGGTCACCGTGGAGCTTCTCACTACCGGCTTTTGGCGATACCTTCGCCCAGACCGTTGCCAGCGCTGTGTACGTGGTATTCGAGCCACCCATGCCATCAGCTACAGTTGTCGGTTGCTCCAATGTGACACGGCGATTCAGGTCTCCGGAACTCGGCGCGTAATACATCTACAACACCCTCGCCATGTACGGACTACACAAGGCCCTGATACTCTCGGGCAACGTCGCTCCAATACTCGCCAATGCAATCGACGCACGCGCCGCACCAGACGACATGTTCGTGGGCTGACCTTCGCGGTTATCGTACAATAGTGCTGTGTACATCCGAATGGCTTCCACAAGCGCACCTGGAACCGTATCGCCCGTGTCACCATACCCACACGTGAAATTGATGATGAACGATGCGAAACCGCGATGCCACGGCCAGATGCCACGCCACAAGTCCGGGTCCACAAACGCCAACCGAGACGCCTTGACGGGCGTCACACGCGCGTAAATCCCACTCGGGTCCACGATGTATGTTTTGGGGTCAATCGTGGTCACCGTGCCATCTGTGTCGATCAGGTTGATGCTGTTTACGCGCTGTAGCGGCGGTTGTGGGATGCGTTGCTTGTTGTTTGGCATGTCGAGCACGTATTCCCACGTCTGTGTGATGAGCGCGCGCTGCGTGTAGCCCTCAATCTTGTTCCGTGCAGCAACAATGAGCGCCGATATAAGCGTGTCGTCATCCGACGAGTCTACGCGCAGGTGCAATTTGGCGTCTTCCAGCGTCAGTGGCTCAATTGCGGGTGGTGTTACGAGTTGCAAGCCCATCCTTACTCACCAGCCTTTGTCTCACTCGGCCCTGCTTTCGCCTTTGAATCTGCGCCCCAACCGTTGTCTAGAAACATCTGCGCGAGTCTATCTGGCATGTCGTAAACTTGACCGGCTTCATACGTGTTGATTGTCACGCCATCAGAACTTGCATCGTGCGTTTCCTTCACCTTTATTTTTGGCATACGATACCTCCCAACTAGCAATAGGAGTGACCAACAAGGGCCACTCCATCACTCAAACTTTAATGCCTTAGCTGTACGACACAGGCCGATGACGTGCGCCGCCAAGTGCTGTTGCAACGCCGAACACAACCGCGTTCGTGCCGACAGTCGCAACCAAACGATAGTAACGATGTACCGGGTTCGGAATGTGCAGACGAGCTTCGCCAGCTACCGTAATTTGCGGCAGTGAGATGTCGTTTCCAATACTCTCGCCAGCTGTGGTGCTCAGTGCATCGTCCGTCCAGTTCACATCGTCGTCGCTGTACTGAGACTTAACATCGAGTGTGCCTGCGGCTCCGACCGAACCAACGGAAACAAAAAACGACACGTTGCTGAACCCTGAGAGGTCCACCGCCGTGCCGTTCGTCGCGCCAGCTGCGTAGCTGTTCGCCGCGATGTGCGACGTCAGCTTGATATTGCCTTTTACCGTTTCCACTTATTTAACACCTCCGATAGAGTTGATTGATTATGCTGAGATGATGATAGGCGTGAAAGCTTCAGCGAGTACAACCTGACCACCGACGCGCTTGGTCACCAAGAATCCGGTCTGGCGGAACTCTGCGTACCGCTCAACCAGGCGCTGAATAGTCACGCCGCGACGGTCGACCACGCGGTAGCCGCTGTTGAAGTCACCAATCACAATTGGGTATGTGCCGGCGGCGATGTCGGGCAAGCCTTCCGGGTTGATAACCGGCCGACCAAGCAGATGTGCAGGTCGTCCAGGCTCCAAGCCGGGTGCCCACAGGTATTGGCCGTAGTTGTCCTTCATCTTTCGGACCAAGGCTTCGGCGGTCGAATTCATTGCCCACGTTGCGTTCTGGCGATAGACGATCTTGTTGTTATACAAGGCCGTCAGAAGTACATCAGAGTCCGTCAACGTAGCCGCCGCACCAGACTTGATAGCGCGCGCTTGCACGTCCTTGTTGGACGCCAATCCTTCCGGCTTTTTGTTGCCGTCACCGACCGAGAAGGCCAAGTCTTCCGCGAACGCCATGTCCTTACCAAAAATGTCGGTCAGGTCAGACCAGATGTTCGACTCCGCATCCTCGAGCAACGTGTTCGGCACCAGCACCAGGGCTGTAATCTCGTTGACCGGGATGGCTTCGAGACCGAGCGCCAAGTCCTGCGGGCTAACCGCGATGGACTCATTACCCCATGCTACGGTAGCACGCTGCGTCAGCTTGCTGTACTCGAGTTCTGCACGGCTCGTGTTCGACTTCTTAGCAACCGAACGAATCTGCGCGATGTTCTGGGCAACCTCAATCATTTCCGACGCGAAGTCAGGCGGTACAAGGTAGCCACCTTGGCTGTCGATCATCTCAGACAGTGCCTTCGTCTCAGCTTCCTGCCAGCCAGCTTTGCCAGCCGTTGGACCGTTGATGCCGTAGCGTACGTACTTCTCAAACGCGGCCTTCTGCTCCGGTGTCATGGTGGACTGCTTGCCACCTGTGCCACCATCGTAACCACGGCGACCAGCCTTCACTTGCAGGGCCGTCAGCTCATCTTGTAACTCTTTTGTGCGCGCCTGCAAGCCGGTGATATGGCCGTTCATGGCGTCAATCTGTGCCTTGGTTTCCTGAGAGACTTCGCCAGTTTTTTTGATCTCGGCATCTTGGTTCGACAGCATCGACTTCATGCTTTCCCACGTCTTATTTAGTTCCTCGTGTAGCTCTTTGATCTCCACTTAGGACACACCTCTCTTTTTGGTTTCGAGTCTCATTTGCTCAAGCGTTGCTTTAATCGAGTGGACCACAACTGGATCCGGCTCTGTAGCGGAGTGAGTGCCTTTGCCGCTCGGCTCCGAAGATTGAGTGTCTGCTGCCGCTATGACCGCGGACAGGTGTTCATGCGCTTTCTTCAACTTGTCAAGATTGTCCGATGAAAGCACACGTCCAGCCTTGCTCTCACCCGGGCCATCGCCACCTAGCGCAACGATTGCTTCTTCCAGCTGGTTCTCGTCGTCCTTGCCAAGTGCACCGTTCGCGACAATCTTCTGCGTCCAGGCGACCAGTGCCGCTTTGAACTGGTCACAAATCTTGGAGACTTCACCGACCTTGTCTGTTACCGTCGAGTCAAACAATGCGCCCTCGATGGCTTCGCGTAGTGCATAACGCATATCAAACATAGCGTCAGATAGCTGTTGCGCGGTCATAAGCTGATTGAAATCGGGCGCCTTAAACTCTGTACTGCCTGCGCCAGACTTGCCACCAGACTCCCACGGCACCGTACCGCCCCACTTCTTGTAGTAGGCCGCAACCTTGGCCTTCACGGACGTCTTATCAGCGTCTGAAATATCGACGCCGCCCATTGAGCCTTGAAGCACTCCAGCCACGGCCATGATGCCTTTCGGTACCGCTTTGACCGCGCCGTCGATCACATCACAGAACGGCAGCTTGTACGCGCCTACCTGATCGGGCAATCCGTCATGGTCTGGATCTGGCGCGGTACCATCGAACCAGAAGTAGCAACTCGCGTACTTCGTCCAATTGACCTTGCCTGCTTCGGTAGCCCACGCGAGAATCCGTTTGTGCGCTTCGCCACCGTCCCATGCCTGGTCCTTAGAGGCGAGTGGCCAGTCTGCCTTACCGCTTGCATTTTTGACGTGCATGTCTTTCAGCTCCTCTCGCCACAGTGGCAGCGTCTTTTCGAGCGCCATCACAAGATCCTCGTTTGATAATTCGCCGCGCTTAATGGCCTTCTCCGCCCGTTTGATGCGTTCCGCCAACGTCTCCACGCTACCCAAACTCTTGACACCAAGGATCGGTGTGTTGGCGTTCATCCCCCATGTAACCGGGCTGTATTCCCATAGTTTGATTTCGCGCAGGTGTCGCACGCCATTGGGATCCATGTCCGACTTAATCGTGTCAAAGCCAATCGACTGCTCCGTTATGACGCCCTCGGCCATCAACGTCAGAACGTCTTTACCGAGCGTCGTCTGTGCAATCTGGGACTCATGATAAAGCCCCGTCGAGTCCTCCTTGAGTATCAGAGGCTTTCCGATGGGGCTAAAGAAGTCATGTTGGTATAGGACCTTGATTCGCGGCTTCTGTGATGTGGGACCATTCTCCGTGATTGTCTTGGCGAAGGCCCCTGGCTCGACAATATCAGGTGGCTCGCCGTCGTCCTGCGTGTGGGTGCTGGCGTATCCGCTGTAGATGCCCTTGCTCGGCTCGATGTCTTTGAGCTCAAGTCGAGTTGTCTTTATCTCCATCATGCACCCCCGTCCCGTCTATAAATCACCGTGCAGCGACAGTTGATAATCTCGTCGGCCGTCGCGCCCTCCGAGATATCTCCCGGGAACTCGAGCTTTTCACCGCCAACAACAAATGAGTCGGCCATTGTGACCTCTTGGCCGTCTGCCAGCGCGTGAGCCTCGCGCGTGCGGTTGTCCATTGTGGCAAGCCATATCTTCTTGAGTCCGGTGAGCCCCGTTGCCTTTGCGGCCGTCACGGAGCCAAGGTTGGACGCCGCGATAACTTCGGTTCTGGCTATCGTCTCGCTCCGGTTCGGAATGATGTCCTTGAGGTAGAGTTGGTCGATGCGCGCCATCAGTTGCGGGATGCTCTCACCAACCTGTACACCCTTTGCCAACTCATCGCGTAGCTGTTTACGAGTGGTGTCGGTAATCTGCGTGACCTTCGTCGCGGCTTGGTTGGATATCCAGTCCTGAATGGCCTGATTGAACACGTCGTAGGCCACAACCTCTCCAGTTGTAGGCGTACCCGCTGTACCATCTGTCGGTTGATTGTCCTTACGCTGAGATGGTCCTGTGTCAGACTTGAGTTGACGCTCGGTTGACTCACCGAAGTCCTGGGCGACAACCGCATACACTTGTGCCAACAACTTGCCCCAATCGCTTCGCTGACTCGTCACCGCTGATTGTGCCGACATGATGGCATCGGTCGGACTAGATGCGCTCTTGATGGCCTTCGACACCACCGCGTGCTCACCAGCGAAACGCGCCTTAACCTTCTCCGCCATCGCCCCGTACCAGCCTTCGCGCTGGGCTTCAAACGACTCCCAATGGGCTTTCTTCTGCTCGGTAGTCTGGAGGTTCAACGCCTTCGTCTGAGCCGCGCCACCAATGCGTTTGGCGGGAGGTACACTCGCTGCCACTGCAACCTGCGCCGATGTTGGTAGTTGACCATTCGGCAGATATGTCGCGGGTCTCCACGGTTCATCCGAACCCTCGAACGATTCAAACCCGAGTTCCAATCGTTGATTGATCTGGTCAAACGGAACACCCATGTCGTACAAAATCTTCGCGGTTGTGACGAGACCGTTCAGGTCATCCTGCAACACGGCAACCTGCGAGAAGTCCGGGCGGATACGCAGGTCCGGTTCAACCAACTGCCCACGCGCACGTAACGCCGCTTTCGGATCGAAAAACGGCACCAAACCGAGGTTAAGCGCCGCCGATATGTCGCGTAGATGTGACACCATCGTATCCTGCCAAAATGATTTCTCTGCTTGCTCATAGTTGGCGTAGGAAGCGTGGTCTAGGATGCCGATAAGCACCGGCGGCACCTGAAACACTGCGGCTATCTCTTCGCGGTTCATCCGACGTCCTTCAATGAAGTCCATCTCAACAGGCGTACGCGCCATCGGGTTCCACTTGCCACCACCACCGAGCACCCACGGTGTATGCGCGTTTTGAGCGCCCTGGTATTGCTCTCTGACTTGACGTCGAGCCTCGTCGTATTGGTCTTCGGTCAATGGATCGGTAAACGAGAATACACCGTCCGTGATAGCACGGTTCTGCAACGCAATCTTGTTCCATTTGACGGCTTCCACGTCACTGTCAACCACTTTGGCAGCAGCATGTAGCGGCGCAATGCCCCAATATGGGTCGTCAGGATTGATGTACATGAAGTGCATGATCTGCTGTGGGTCGTACGGTATGGGTTTCTCAACGCCCTCAGCCCGGTACTCGTAGTGATCAATCCAGTTATCCTTGCTCGGTACCGGCGCCACTCTATCAGGCGGCATCGGCCATATTTCCAGCGGAGAACCACGCACGAGGTTCAGATACCATACGCTGTTACCTGCAAGGTTGAGCTGTGTTGACAAAGTCTCGAACAAGTCCTGCCCGCTCATATGCGCGTTAGGTGACCGTAATAGCACCTCAATCGGGTGACCATCCTGCCGCGCCCAATCACCCTTTGGGCCGCGCTTCTCGACGTACCACGGAATGCTGGCTGCGGCTGCTGATAGCTTGCGAACGCACGCATACACCCACGAGTTGGCGCTGTAGCCATCGTTGACCGCGCGTTTCGTTGTCCAGTTGCTCCAGTGTGGTTGGCCGGATAGCATCGCCGACATCATAGGAGGCATGCCACCTGGAGTAGTCACCGCCTTGCGACTTTCGCGCCATAGCTGAAACGCCTGGCGTAGTGTGATTCCGTTTGGCAAGTTGTCACCTCCTATGCGCGTCCGATGCGGATGGCTACTGGTTTGGTCATATCGTCCTCACAGGCGTACCGTGTACCGTCAATGGCGTGGTTGCCTGTTTCGGATAACTTACTCTTTGGATTGCCGTCTCGATCCACTTGGTAGTCAATGTCCTCAAACTCTTTGGCCGTATTCGGCGTTCGGACAGGGTCAATGACGATCTCTTCTAAATCGTCCAACCACTTCTCACCGTACTCAACCGAACCGGGTCCCTTTTTGGCACCTTTGATTTTGACGCCATAGGAACGTACTTCATCAATGGATTTTGGCTCGGCGCTGTCTGCAATTGTCGTCAGGATGTGATACCCACGCGCCTTCATCTGCTCGGCAACATAATGATTAGATAGCTTGAGTCCGTATATCTCATCACAACAAAAGAGACGTTTGCGTGTCTTGTCGTAGTGCCAGCGCACGAAGGAAAACGGGTCTACACCGTAGCCCCAGTCAATCCCTTGTCTATGGTTGTCGAACGACTTTATTTCGTCGTCCGTTATTTGCCGGAATGACAAGTTTGTGAAAGGTACGATGCCACTACCAATCGGCTTGCCGAGATAATCCCAATCGTACTTGAAAGGATTCTTCTTTTTGACCTCTTCGGCTTCTTCAATCAACGCTTGTGATAAGTGCGGATTAGTCAGGTAGGTGGAATGATGTACATATGTGTTGCGCGGCAGAAAATTAGTCTCGTATTTCTTGTTCACCCAGCTCTGCTTGCGCTTCGGCGGGTTGTAGCTGAAGAATATCTTGTATTTTAATCCGTCGTCCAGCTCACCACGAACAATTGAATTGACGATGGTCGAAACTTCATCCTCAGTCTGAAACTCGGTCAACTCTTCAATCCACAGCCGAGCAATAGGGAACTTGCTTGTCTTGATGGATTTGATCTTCTCTGGCTTGTCGGCACCACGAAACAGAAAATAGTTGCCACGTGGGATATATGTCAGCCGTAGCGGGCTTTTGCTGACTTTCCACAGGTGACTCACCCCGAGGTAATCAATCGCCCACTGCAACTGCTCAAACACTGACTCGACAAGTGTCTCGGCCACCTTACGCATGATTAGCGCATTCACGGGATAGCGCATGAGATCGTACACCAGCATGACACTGATATGCGTTGACTTCGTAGAGTTGCGACCGCCCTTGAACACGTAGTACAAGTATTCGGCCTTGCGGTTGGCAACCCACGCATCTCGGAAAGCAGGCAACACCTTGTCGGACATCCGAACATTATCCGTCGTCGATGTCATCAACGAAATTCACCCCGATAGCTCCACTAAGTTGAATATTCTCCTTGAACATACCAAGGTGTTTGCCGAGCATCTCCAAGGCACGCATCCGGTCGGACATCTTCACCTTCTTCGTCCAGCCACCCTCGGATAAAGTCTCGGACACTTCCGTTAGAACCGTACCGTCCACCTCTTCACTCGGACGGATTTTGATGCCTTCTTTATCCGCCCAGGTGACCACGTCCTTAATGTCGAGGAACGCGATCTTAGCGAGTTGCTCGATGACCTTGTCTTGTGTGATCTCCGTGCGCTGTTCGCGTTTCTGCATTCCTTCTTGGATAGCAGACTGAATGTTAAGTTTTGACAAGTTTTCTGCTGCAATCTGTCTTGCCGTCTTTGCTTTGTACCCCGCACGAATCGCGGCTTGGGTGGCGTTGAGATCGACAAGGTACTCTTGCACGAAGGCGCTCTGCTTTGGCGTCAACTTGCCCATCTCAACGTCACCTCCACAAAAAGAAAAACCCACCAAAGTGGGTTGGTTGAATCTCATGAATTCTTTACTATCAAACGCCGGGTTTCCTCTAATATTAATTTTAGAGAGCGGATCGCACAAACCCATTCGTCCCTGCTCTCATTGAAGATCGTTCCCGCCTTATCCCATTCTGTAGAAACGGTTTCTAACTCCCGTTCGATGAAACGCCTATCATTGGACGTTATGGTTTCGCGGTTTTTTTGCAGAGTGCGATCCAGAATTCCCTTCCTCTGACCAAGAGAATCAAGTTGACCTTCTCTTTCCGCATACTCCGCTTCTTTAGCAGAAATCCTCTCTTGTAGTTCCTTTTGATACACTTCTAACGCTGCCTTCTTATCATTCATATCATTCGCCTCCTAACCCACATATTCTTCAATTTAAAGGAAATTCCTTCAATATGTCGGAATCATTCGAATGAAGGAAGGCGTTGATATGACCAGTATGTGCGAATCAGTCTCTCGACAAATCTTCGAAACAAGATTCACACAGATCGGAGTTGGTTTCATGCCTAAAGAAGGACCGACCGCACCGGTCACAATATGTCATTGCGCTCAACTCCCATGACTCTCCGCACGAGAAGCATACAATTCCTTCCTCGTTCTCGACAACCGCGGAAGAACCACATTCAGGACAATCGTATACCGGAAACTCGAAACCATTCTTGCCAAGCGCATAGGCGGTTGTACCTTGTATTTCCTCAACATATTCAACGGCGGCATCCTCACCCTGAGAGACATGTCGGCAAAAGTGACATAGTGCCTCCCCCTCCGCTATCGTAACCGCCATTTGCCTACATCGCGAGCACTCGACTATAGGTGAACAAACATCGGCTACTTCCTCCTGAACAATAAGCATCCTGTCCTTGACAAACTGGTCGAACTCCCGAAGGTATTCGAGCATCTCTGCGAGTTGCTCTTCAAGGTCAGCAGTTGGTGCTAATTCGCGATGAATAAAATCATACAAAAAATTCAATACCTTAGATGATGAAGACTTGATGGCTTCTATTGAGTCAACAAATCCGAAATGTTCAATCTGATTCCTTCTGTCTCGAAATGACTCCAACTCTTTACGATGGGCGCGTACGTAGTCTACCCCAGCTATTTCAATGAGTCGATCTATGCACGGCACGAATGTCACACTGTTAAATCGTCCGCTCTCAAAAGTCGTCTTCTTTGCCTTTTCGAGTTTGTCAAACACCAGAGACCAATGCTCTCGCATCAGTCTCTCCTTCAATACCAGCTCAATCCCAGAGCAGAGATGAAGCACGCTATATTTAATCTCACGAGGAGAAGGATCTCCTGCCATATGTTCCAGCGCTGAGAGCACAAAGTCCAGACCATTTTCGAGCAACGTAAACTCCACGTCTTGTTGAGGCAATGTCTGCACCCCCTTATCTTCAATTTCTTTATCCGGATTTTATTTCCTGCTTCTTACAAGGAAATTGTCGGACAATGCAGAAGTTTGTTGGAGAAAGGAGGTGCTAACATGGATCAAGTACCATATGCCGATTCAAACGGTTCATTAAGCGTGGAAGTTGAATTGAACCATGCTGCGGATGTTTTTCTTGTTGACAGCACAAACTTCAGCAGATTTCAATCCGGTCAACAGTACACTTACTTTGGCGGACACTACACGCAAACACCCGTGAGAATTTCGGTAAATGGAACTGGTAGGTGGTATCTTATTGTTCGTGATGGTGGACAGTATAAATACCGTTTTTATTAACCTCACAGATCCGAGCATTTGATTTCATCATTTCCACCCACCATCGAGGGCCGGAGCGCCGCGCGCGGACTTCGGCTCCGATCTGTGCCCTCGATGCTAGGCAGATTCATACGCTTACTTCTTCGCCAGCATCACACACCTCGGCAACGCACAAGTTAGCTTCGTTCCAACGTCCTTTGCCCAGACGCACTTATAACCTAGCTGGCAGGGACAAGTCATTGTCTATCACCTCTCTCAAACCGGATAGCTCTGCCGGAACGCTCCGGACGCGTCGGGTATATGGCACATGACACCACCCGGCAGAGCCTGAATATACGACTAAAGGCACCCGATATGGGCGCCTCGCCATCCCTTGTAACTTTTCACTTTTTCCACGTGGACACATCTGTCCTTGCCCCCATTGTAGCGCTGCTTTCCGGGATTGAATCCTCACCGTTCCATCATGTTTCCCTACGAAATTTCATCACTGTATACAGCTACGTGCAACATCTCCGCCAGCATCTGAATAGCTTCGGCCTTTTGTCGTTCATAATACGCCCTCTCGGACGCCCACCCGGCACGTTGCATGTCCTCCAGAACTTCCGTGTCACTTCGTAAGTCGTGGATGGATCGATACCCAGAGCGCAAAGTTAACAGGCGCCGGGTGATAACTTCTCGCCCGTACGGTGGAAGCCTGTCCACCTTACGTTCCACCCGTGTGACAAACGCCTCCTTGAACTCCTCCGGTGTCATACCGCTACCGACACCTAGCTTAGGCCCTTGGCGGCGTATCAGGTCTGGATCCATTGCCTTCTCGTATCCCGGCAGCGGCGGCTTGAGCTTAGGGCTCCAACCCTGCGAGAGCTGCTGCCGGTACCGCCGATACACCGCGAGATATGCGTACAGTGCCTGACGTGTCCGCTTAACGTCTGTTTGTGGAATACCTAGCATTATCTGACCTTGCACCTACACCACCCCCATGATAAGTTGTGGACGTAGATGCAAGTCGATGACCCTCATTCCCTCGGTCCAACTGGCCGGGGATTTTTTTGTCTATCAAGCTGTCTGTTGCTCCAACAGCTTGTCCACTACCGCCAGGTAATCGAGCACCACTCCGCGCCCGCTTTGCACCTGGTAGCACACGCGCTCGATGTCGTCGTATGGCATGCTCTTCGTGCCACCGCGCAGTGCCGCATCGTATGCCCTGACCACTAACTGTGCCGGGACGTAGAAGATTTCTCCTCGCCGCGCGAACTCCAGAATCACGAAACAGATAGCGCCCATAGATTCGCTCAGCCGCAGATGTTCGATTTGATGGTCATGGATGTTCTTGAGCGCCCAACTCGAGTTGCTCTGCGTAGACTTTGCCTCGAATTGTAAGCTGTGCCCCTTGTAGCATCCTTCATAATCGACGGTGCTCTTTGACTCGAGCACAGCCGACACAATACGCGATCCTTGGCTTCGTAGAATCTTCACGGGCGTCGGGCGTTTGTGCACGACGGCTAACCCTTTGGTCATGTACTGCTGGTTGGCGTAGGTGATGAGCTGTTCTAGCACCATGCCGCGATTGCCCTGACCCGTACTTAGCCTTGTCATAGTTCCAACACCACCTGTTCGGCTCGCGCCTCCGTGATATACAGCTTGTCGAACCAAAACTTAGGAGCGGTCATTCGCCAGGGTGCGAATACTGGTTGACCGGCCTTGACTGTCTCGTAGAACTGCTCGGCAGTGTCTGTCCAGAGCCAACAAGTCTCCGTGGTCACCATCTGCACCATGTCAACTCCTCCTCACTTGTCCAGCGTCTCCAGGGCATCAATCAATTTTCTGCTCCAGTAGATATAGCTATGTGATCCGAAGATCGTATCTGAACGAGTAGATGCGACCATATTCCGCGCTGCCTCCTCCACCTTCTCCAGCACCGCTATACGAGCTTGCTGTGCGTACCACTCCTGCCTCGTTACGACGTGGTATCCGTCAGCGTGCAGCGCGTCAGTTAGCTCACGGCTTAGCGGCGTCACGCCGCGTCATCTCCGTCTCCATCCGGCTTCCGTATCTCAACAAGAGACCGCGTGTCGTTCCCTACCCTGTACCATGAGAGGCTGTACACCTGCGTAGCGTCACCATCGCGTACCACGGCGTAATCATCGTGGATCTCTGTTACACGGCCTTCTATTGCGGGTTTGAGTGCAATCATTTCTTATCGCCACCTTTCGTCTCGAACCATTTCACAGCTTGCTCCGTTGCCCGCTGCAGTACTTTAAAATCTTCCTCGTTACCCCCGGTATCAGGATGCAACTGCTTGGCCAACGTCCGGTACCGCTCCCTCACGTCTTCTGCGCCAGCCGGTAACTCAGTGAATCCCATCTGACGAAAGAAACTCGGAACCTCGACCACCGGCGGCAGAAACTTCAATCCCGATATCCACGTTGACAGCTCGTAAATACCGCGCTCCTGCATCCGTGCCAGGTCCTCAAGAGTCAACACAATTTGTGCAAAGGCATCCGATCCGTATGACAGCTTGACACCCTTTGCCTTGGCCTTCTCGACACTGTGCTCGAAGCGATATAACTCGCCTTTGAATCGAAACTGCACCCATCCGCCGAAGCGGTCCCAGTTCCACTCATAGTCACCTTTCTTGATTCCGAAGCGTTCCATCACAAGCTGCAGTTTGCGCTCGTAAAATTCGGGATCAGCATATTGCTTGCGTCGTCCATCCGGCATGTCACTCACTCCTCCGCAAATGCCTGCGCCGTCATCCGGGGCGCTGGGTGCACACGTACGTCATAGCCTTGCGTAATGTCCTGTGCGCTCCACACGTCAGCTTGATAGCGCGTCAACGGACAACTCGGACGCCATCCGTCGTCTAACTTCGTCCACACCACATACAGCTCGTCCATTTCACACGCTCCTCTCAATCGGCTCCAACGGCCGCGTTTTGCTTTGTACACATTTCCGCTAAGTTGGCGCGAACCAGGTGCTCTGCGAACGGTGGCGGCACTGCATTCCCACACCGAGCAACCTGTGCCGACTTCGGGTAAGCCTTTCCGTTCACATCGCGATCGATGATGTAATCGTCCGGAAAACCCTGCGCCGCGAACAGCTCATGTGGCTCCAACATCCGCATCCCGATGTCCACGATGGCGTAGTCTTGACCGTGCACTGCAACCAGCCCGAAGCGGTCATGGGTGCTGATGGTATTCAATGGACCTCGCAAGTCTTGGCCAATACTTGAGCCGTTGTACTGAGTCAGGAACGCGCGAACTTCGCCGAATTTATTGCCGCCGGCTGTCACTGTGTGCAATGGTTCGCCAATGCGTTGACCTGTATTTGTGCCGTACATCTTCGTCAGGTGACTTAAGACCAGCGCGTTATGGTCTGTTGTCGTTACGGTTGATACTGGCGCGTCCATTGCTGTTCCAGGGCCTGTGTAATTGCCGCCGTAGTGCTTTGCGAGAAAGGCAGCGACCAATCCGTATCGGTTCGACGTGTCCAGCGTCAGAATCGGTTCCGTCATCGCTTGACCTCGTACCTCGCTGTGCGCCGTCTCCGTGTGGTACTGAGCAAGGAATGGAGCAACGATGCCCCAGCCGTTCTTTGCGGTTATCGTCTGCAACGGCTCGTCCAACTTCTGTCCGCGGAACTGTTCACTATGATGATTCACTTTGACAATAAACGGATTCGGGTCGGTGAGAACGAACTTGTAAATCCCACGCGCGATACGTCTCATTGTGTTCTCAGCGAGTGCCTTCTTGCGTTCAAAGATGCTCGGACACGGAAGCGACCAGTCGACAATCTCCGCAGCCGTCCGCCAAGGTTTCAGTCGGCCATGCTTGACTGCCGGACTATCAGGCACACCGTGTGTGGGCTCTGGCCACACGATAGGTTGACCGTCACATCGAGCTATCAAGAAGAACCGTTTGCGAATCGTCGGGGCCCCGTAGTCACATGCTCTGAGCTCCTTCCACTCCACCTGGTATCCTTGACGCTTGAGCGCATTCACGAACGATTGGAACGTCTGGCCTTTCTTGTCCTTGTCCGGCATCCCATCTTTCAGCAGGGGCCCCCACGTCTTGAACTCCTCGACATTCTCGAGCATGATTACGCGAGGTTTAACCGTTGCCGCCCATCGAACTGCAACCCACGCCAGCCCCCGAATACTCTTTTCTACTGGTTTTCCACCCTTAGCTTTTGAAAAGTGTTTGCAATCTGGCGACAACCAGCACAGTGCCACCGGACGGCCGTCTGTAGCTTTGCGCGGGTCCACATCCCATATCGACTCGCAGTAGTGTTCCGTCGTCGGGTGGTTGACCGTATGCATCGCAATGGCAGCAGGATCGTGGTTGATAGCGATGTCCACGCTACGACCAGTTGCCAACTCAATTCCGGTACTCGCGCCGCCGCCTCCAGCAAAGTTGTCGACGATGATCTCACGTCTGGAAGCGTTGAATAAGTTGAGTTGTACGTCGCTTCTTCTCACCGTCTCTCACCCCTCACGTCGTATCCGGAAACAGCTCGTAGAATGCCGCATAACGCGGGTCCCGTTGTCCGTTTGCCGTTGAACCTTCACTGCCCAGCGAGTTACCTGCCTTTGGCGCGCCTTTGTTCCTTGGTGTAGACTCCGCCCTCTTGACTTGTCCAACTGCCACCTGAAGGTGGGCCTGTTCACGCTCTGTGACCGCGCGCCACAATTCACGAATGATGTTTCTGAAGTAGGAAAACGAGCTTATCTTGTCACCATCGAATCTAGGTCTGTACCGCTCGAAGCCTTCCGCCATACCCTGCAGGATTACTTCTCCAGAAACGCCGTCAGCCACCAATTCCTTTAGCAGGTGAAAGTCTGTACCCACCAGTCGATAGTGCGGGTTCCCCATGTGCTGTCTCAAGACCGCTTCAACCTCATCGTCAAACCTCGACGGGGGACTATAGGGGGTAGCAGCAACAGCGATCTTTATTTCTTTAGTACTTCTTTCTTTAGACGCGTCGCTTCCCGCGCCACCACTGGGATTATCGGACCTGAAGGTTACGCATTTGCTGAACGTTGTTGTTATGCTATTGCTTAACGGTTCAGCGTTTGTTAAACCTTTAGCATTTGCTGAACGGTTACGTGTTTGCTGAACCGTTAAGGTGCCATTTTTGGTGCTATGAACGTACAATTTTGTTTCGATAGCTTGATGCAAATCATCCGTATTGAGAACGACCTTGTCCCAGCCGGATACATCTGTATTCATGCCGTACTGCTTATAGCGACCGTTGTCTGGATCGGACTGTTCCTCAATGACATGTGCCTTCACCAGAAGCTTCAGCTGCGACGAAACGTACGTCTTCGCGGACCCAGTGGCCTGGGCAAACTCGGCGAGTGTGATGCGGTCTGATTTGTGCTTACGACCGTTGACATCCATCCATCCGTAGGTACGACGCCAGATGAAGATCACAAGCCCTTTGGCTACCCCATTGAGCTTCGCCATGGACACCGCTTCGAGCAGAAGGCGCGCAATCGGAACCGCACCATCTTCGACGTCCGCTTTGAGTCGTTGGTAATCTCCTTTTGGCACCGTTCAGTCACTCCTCGGATGGAAACATCAGTTCCTCAATCTCCCGAATCACGTTCCACGGATTTTCCCATATCTCAGAACCCGTAAATCGAAGAACCGTGTACCCGCATTTCGTGAGTTCTCTATCTCGTTGCTTGTCTCTTCGAGCCTGCTGTTTTGTCCGTTCGTGATAATCGTGACCATCGCATTCGACAACCACCTTTTTCGCCGATGTTGAAAGAAGAAAGTCGACTCGGTACTTGCTGATAGGCACCTGAGTTTCAACTAATACAGGGTGATTAATCATCCAGTCACGCAAATGTAGATACATGATGGCTTCGATTGGTGACTCGGTATTTTCCTCAATCAACTTCCTGGTGAACTCCTCGTAGTGGCGACGGAAATCAATCCACCGGGTCCAGTGTTCATCAAATGAGTGAGGAGCCGGTGAATCACGAATGTGCTGAAGAAAGTTTGATACGATTTGGAGTGTTCCATTTGCTTCTTTCTGGTTGTTCATTTTCACTATCTACACCCCCACCGGGCTCTGATTGAGCATCTTGTCACCCACACGAATCGCATCATCCAACTGCCCAACGATGGACAGGTACTGGGGTCTCGAAAGCTCACGGAGACCATGCTTGTCCCGGTAGTTATCAACCCGGGCCGTCAGGTTCGTGTGATACGCAGTGTTAAAACGGTCTGTGAAGTCGCGCCACGCCTTCTGGAACGTCAGGCCCTCTTGATGTGCGTACTTGCGAATCATCTTGTTCAGGCGCTGCTGGCCATCGCCGTCGACGTCAATGCGGTCCAGGCTGTCGATCCGGTGGCTTGCCGCTTGTATTTGCGTCTCAAGATGGCTCATACGCTGTTCCTGGACCACAAACTGCTTTGCCATCTCGAGCAGCATCTCGGCCGGAGACTTAGGCGTGACACTATAACTCCCGGTCTTGCGGACTGTTGGAATAACATCGTGAGTAATCCACCGTTTGAAGGCACGTGCTTCCGGCTTGCGGCTGCCCAGAATCAAGGTGTAAAGCCCGGATTCACTGACGCAGTTCAATGGGCGATTCCCATTATTTGTGCCCTCGATTGAAACTAGGGCACGTTCGTCCGCATCAAGACGTTTCACGGCATCCGAAGGATTATTGATGTCTAGAGATGGAGCACACGTCCGTTGCTACGAACCAGGTATCTCCGTTCATTTGCACCGCCCGTACGTCCGTCATTTCGTAATGGAACACCTGTAACCCGCCCATCAGTTCAACGCCTCCCTACTGGTACTTGAATGACCTCTCCCGCTCGAATCGCCGCGCTGCTACCCAACCCGTTTTGTTTCTCTATTTGGTCTATCACCAGCCACCGATAATCTCGTCCGTCAAACCGCGCCGCTAGGCCGCTCAAGGTGTCTCCATCTTGCACTCGATAGCTCGTCCACCCTGCAAGGTGTGTGGTGCCGTAGAAGTTATGTAACCGCAGGGTGAGTCCGCTTATCGCCGCTACCATAAAAATCACGAGAGCTGCGAGTTTGAGGAGGGCAAGGAGTTTTACCTTCCGGCCACTCGGACAGTTTTTCCGGTGACCTCTTGCACTCGGCGTTTGAACATCGTTTCGTCGCTGTTGTTGTCGCTCAGATGTAAGAGCCATATCTCCCTCACTCCCTTCAGTTCGTTAGCTCTCAGAAAGTCCAGCACGTGCTCGAGCGAAAAGTGAGACCTCAGCAACCGCTTCTTCATTACCGCGGGAACTCGACCAGCTGCAATGTTTTCGTCCAACAGCTCGATGCTGTAGTTGCACTCGACAGCGATGTGAGTCAGTCCGGTAAACGTGTATCTGCAATAGTAGGTGTCAGTGAGGAACACCAGCTTTTCGCCGCTCTTGTTCGCCAGCAGGTACCCGAACGGTTCTGAGACATCGTGCTCAACTTCGAACGGCAACACGCGCCAGGTGCCAAGGTCGAACGGCTGCTGTGACTTCACTGGATGAGCCCGATGGTGGCCGTCTAACCTCAGCGCATTCCACGTTCCATAGCTGGCATATACGTCGACGCCAGCCTTCATCACGTCTCGCACACTCTTGCAGTGGTCTCCATGCTCATGAGTCAGCAGGCAACCGGCTATCTCCGACATCCGGAACCCCACACCACGCTG